CGAAATACACCTCCACGGTTGTTTTCCATCCGAAGGCCGTTGAGTGGCTGGTTCCGAATCCTAACCTGAAAGTTGGAAAACTCGTTTACGATGCCCAAAACTATCGTGGCGATTTCCGCTGGATCAATGAGTTCGACCGCAATTGTAACCCTGACAAAAACAGTGGTTACTGGCGGGCGAAGATGGCGTGTGCCGCGAAACAGGTGTTCCCTGAATTCGGCTATTACATCCTCCACTTGCGCTGCAACCTTGCGGCTGATTTGGTGGCATGTCCTAGCGCGTCAGGTTACGGCTACCTCGCGTAATTAGTTAGTCTCTATTCATCAAGGCTTGCCTTGGAGTAAAATCTAAGGCAAGCTCTATGAGGAGAGAATAACTATTATGAAACTAACTATACCGACTGATTATACCCTGCCTGAAGATGTTGCTGATGGCGACACCTTTGAAGAGCTTGTGACCTTCCGTGTTGACGGAGATTCGCTGGTTCCCACCATGTTGGCTGGCGTCGAGATTGCGGCTGAAGAAGCCGAAGACGAAGACGAGATGGAGGACGAGGCCGCTGACGAAATGGAAGCTGGCGTGTCCCCGATGGCTGGCATGGGGGAGCGCATCATGGGCATGGCTTAAAGGACGGAGACCATAGGCTATGGCTCTCCCTACTTTAGATGCTACTTTTGCTTCGGCGGCAGATTTGCCCCGAAGGTATATGCTTGCCCAATGGCTGGTTAATGAGTTGGGTTCGGGGTCGGTCGCCAACTACGTCACCCTCCCAGAACGCTATCTCTGGGCCAAGATTGCCGTAGCTGCTGGAGCCCCGCGAGGAGAAGCAGACTACATTTCTCTCCCCAAGAACTATGTGTGGAGTGATATATACAATGCGGTGGCTTCTGCTTCGGGGTCGCACACCGACTGGAGCGAGAAGCAGGCTTTGGGCCATATCGCAGCAGCCTATCGCGGGGACACGGGTAACCCTGTCAACCTAGCCACTTATATTGATTGGCCTTGGCGCTATCAAGTGGCCTCTATCATTGTTGCTACTGGAGCGGTGGTTGTGGTTGACGGTTTTGAATTTAACGATGGAGTTGACATTGGATCACTTCTTTATAATGATGGAGTGGACAGCGGGCTTCTTCTTTTTGCATAAAAGAAAATATTATGGCTAACAAACGAATCAAAGACTTGGCAACAACGGCAACCGCCCCAGCGGGGGATGACTTTCTTGCGTTGGATGGCGCAACAAACAATACCAGAAAGATTGATGCAGAGTATTTTGCTGCCACAGAAGACCTACCACTCGCCCCCTCCTTCGTCTATGACGGCACGGCAGAGACCACGGAATTTATTTTTGGCAATATTCCGACTTCTTGGCAAGACGGGAACGAAGACATAACGCAACTGTATCTGGGCAACAGCGTGACCACGATTGGTAACGATGCGTTTAATGGATGCTTGAATTTGGCTGGAGCCTTGGTTATTCCCAACAGCGTCACCTCAATTGGCAACCATGCTTTTACAAACTGCCCTAGCTTCACTGGAAGCTTAACCATAGGAAATAGTGTTACTAGTATTGGTGATTATGCATTTCAGTACAATTCATTTACTTCTGTGACCATAGGAAATTCCGTGACAAGCATTGGAGATAGTGCGTTCGCATCCAACACCTCTCTTGCCACCCTCACTATTGGAACGGGTGTTACATCGATTGGCCTCGGCGCGTTCACTCTTTGCCCCCTCACCAGCGTCATACTCACTAATGGCAGAACCACAATTCCAGCAAGTTTTACGAATTTGTCTGAACTAGGTGGAGCTTTAACCATTCCCAACAGCGTGACCTCAATTGGCAACTATGCGTTTTCAGACAATTCTTTCACCAGCGTTACCATTGGAACGGGTGTGACCACGATTGGCGATTATGCGTTTTACGGCAATGACCTCACCACCCTCACCATTCCCAACAGTGTGACCTCAATTGGTAGCGGTGCGTTCCAATACAACTCCCCCTTGGCCACGGTGAATTGTTTAGTCACCAAGACAATCATCGATGCAGCAACGGACATTTTTGCATCCACCGCAAGCCCCCTAACCATCAACGCCAGAGCGTCTGACGGCACTTGGACGGCGGGAACAGGACTCTCCATCGGCGGAAACACTAACGTCACAGTTGTTAAGAATCTATGAGTAAAGACCTGATATTTGTCAGCGGCCTACCCCGCGCTGGTTCGACCTTGCTAATGAACCTCTTGGCCCAAAATCCCAAAGTCCATTCCACGGCAACGAGCGGACTCCATGAGATCGGCTACATTGCCCGACAGTTCTCGGCCACCGAAGAGTTCAAGACGATCCCGAATCCCAAGGATGGGGAGACTTTGTTTTATGACTACGTCAAGGGTGGATGTGAGAATGCCTTCAATCGTCTGACAGACCGCCCGATTGTGGCCGACAAATGCCGTAGCTGGGTTGGTCATCTGGATATGCTCTTTGCCATCTGGCCCAATGCGAAGGTTTTAGTTCCCGTCCGCGACATGCGCGGCATCCTAACAAGCTTTGAAAAGAAATGGCGCAAGCATCCTTTTCCTTTTACTGGGGTTGAAAAACAATCCCCGCAAAACTGGACAACCGTGGAGAAACGCGCACAGGGATGGTTGCAGATGCCTCCCCTTGGTATTGCCGTTGAGCGATTGAGCGATGCCGTCAAGCGTTACAAAGACAAGCTCCATTTCGTCCACTTTGAATCGCTGACTGAGAATCCAGCCGAAACGATGGGTGGGGTTTGGGATTATCTTGGATTAGAATTTGTTCGCCATAACTTCGATAATGTGGAACAATATACCAAAGAGCATGAACTTGGTTGGCCCTACGGCGACCATGAAATTCGCAACAAAGTAGAACCTGTCGCCCCTGACTGGAACAACGTCTTGGGTCGCCAACTTTCTGATCAGATAGCCCAAACATTTAAATGGATTCAAGAATTATGAAATACGCAATCATCGGCCCCCTTGGGGCAATTAACCGAATTAGCGACACTGAGCCTAAAGCTGTAGCCGAAGGTGCAAGCGTTGTGCAAATTACCAACGAACAAGCCGCCATTATTGAGATTGGACGCACTAGCGAGCCCAAGGTGAGATACTTCTACAAAGATGGGTCGCTTGTAACCGCACAGGCTTACCGCGAACAACAAATCGCCGCTCGCCCAAGGCCCGCCATTACTGCCGAAAAATGGATTGAACGTCAGGGATTCCCCGCGATCCGCCTTGTGACGCTTATGGACTTGGAGGGGAAGCTCGCCACTGCTGGCAAAACATCCACCAAGCTTACCGCCGTCCGTTCTTGGTTGGACACTATTTTGGGAGCATTTGCAACCAGCCCCGAACCCCGTAATGACTGGCCGATTGCTCCTTTTGGTTTTGAAGAGACGGTGGCACAAGCAGCTTCTAAACTTTAATATTAAATTATGGCCAACAAGAGAATAAAGGATCTGGCAACAACAGCAACTGCTCCAGCGGCGGATGACTTTCTTGCGCTTGATGGTTCTGCCAACAACACGCGAAAGATTGATGCAGAGTATTTTGCTGCCACAGATGACGTTCCGCTTTTTCCCACCTTCGTCTATGACGGCACGGCAGAGACCACGGAATTTATTTTTGGTAATATTCCTAATGACTGGCAGATCAATAACGAAGACATAACGCAACTATACTTAGGTAATAGTGTCACCTCTATCGGTGGTAATGCGTTCTTGGGCTGCTCTGGCTTAACAGGTAACCTTATTATCCCCAACAGCGTCACCTCTATCGGCGGTAATGCGTTTGAAGGCTGCACGGGCTTAACGGGCAGCTTAACCATTGGTAATTCCGTCACCTCAATTGGCAGTTATGCGTTTTACAACTGCACAGGTTTAACCAACTTAACCATTTCCAATTCTGTTACTTCGATTGGAGCTGGTGCGTTCTCAAATTGCACAAACATAACTTCAATTATTGTTACAGGGACGGGAGCTATTCCAACAGGCTTCTTGAGTAGTCAATCATCCCTTACAGGAAGTTTGACCATTCCTAATACTATAACCTCCATTGGCAGTTATGCGTTCCGCTACTGCTCAGGCTTTACTGGCAATCTTGTCATCCCCAACTCAGTCACATCCATTGGTAGTTATGCGTTCAGCGAATGCTCAGGCTTTACAGGCAGCTTAACCATCCCCAACAGTGTGACCACAATTGGTAGCGGTGCGTTCCGATACAACGACCTCACCAGCGTCACCATCCCCAACAGCGTGACCTCTATTGGCAGCTATGCGTTCCAATACTGCACTGGCTTCACATCCGCCTATCTCAACCAACCAATAGGTCAAATTGGTGGTGGTGCATTTTACAATTCTGGCCTGACAAATGTTTACATCGGCCCAAACGCCACAGGCTACACCTTGGGTGCTGGGCAGACCATTGGTAACAAAAGCGGCGTCACAGTTTCCGCTTGGACAAACTATCCGAACGTTCCCTAACCATGAGCATTCATCCAGTCAGAAACGAGCGCGGAGTAAAGCTTACTATGAGTGAGCTAATTGCTGGAGTGGCACTTATGGTTACAATGTTTTCCGCACTTAATGGATGGATTGTTCTTCCAGAACAGATGCGCTCCATTCAGGCCAACGACGCCAAGCAGGATGCGACAATTGAGCTTATCCAAAAGGATGCCAATGTCCGAAGTGAGACCTTGGCCCGCATTGATGAGCGCACAAAAAGAATCGAAGATTACTTGAAATCCCAAGGATTCTAGTCTAGCTTTAAATCTATGAAATCATTCTTTGCCAAAATCTGGGGTATTACCTCAAACGTCTTTAACTTCTTCCTTCCCGTCCTTCGGGAAATTGCCTCCTCTTCGGTAGCGGTTCTTCTCCCGATTGCCTTGGAGATCGTCCAGTCGTTGGCCTCCACCGACAAGACGGGAGCCGAAAAGCGCGAGGCCGCAGTCAAGAAGCTCACTGCCGCAGCCAAAAAGCAGGGCGTTAGCGCCTCTGAGTCCCTGATTCGTTTTACTGTTGAATCGGCGGTTCAACGCTACAAGCTGGAGCAATAATCAAATGAAAGATAAAATCCTCGCATTTCTAGTTAGCAAGCTGGGTGGCGTTATCACCCCTCTCATTGCCATGGTGGTTGCCGCGATAGTCTCCCGTCTCGCCATGGTTGATCCCAAGTTGGCAGAGTCCGTCGATCAAGTCAGTCTTACTGGGTTCATTGTGGCTCTGCTTATTTCTATCGTTAACTACATTACAAACGAAGTGAACGTTAGGGGTGTTAAGAAGATCCAAGCCTTGGTTCATACTGACGAGGATGGGGTTGCTGGGCCGATTACCTACACAGAAGTTCGTCGGGCTATCGCCATCAAGAAGCCCGTTCGCCGCAAGAAGAAATGAGATTATCCCATGAAACCCTCAAAGCAATACTCGTCCCAAGTCCCCCTAAAGAAGATCGCAGAAGTTTCCTTGTCCGTCTATTCAGTTCCCTCAAAGTTGGAATCCAAATCAAGCGGGGCCATGATGGAAAAATTGCCAAGTCCTACCGAATCGGAGGTAGAGCGGATTTCTAGGAATTGGGATATTGGGCGGCGTAAGTGTTGCTGGTAACCTGATGGGGTCTACCCATGTGGAAATCAATCCTGAAACTACTTGGGCTAGAGTCAAAAGGTGGCCAAGCGCAGTTATTGCCGAATTCGCCATCCGCATCCAAGCCGAACTCCGTGACAGAGCCGAAGCCCGAAAAGAAAACCTATCGCGAGACAAGGGTCACAACCCCGAACAAAAGCCGAAAGCCCATAAAGCCGCAGGCCATCGTTCTCCACCACAGCGGGGGAACCTACGCAGGGGGAGTAAGCTGGATCAAAAATCCCGCAAGTAAGGTCTCCTACCATTGCCTAATTGCGCGAGATGGGCGCAGGACGGTCTTTGGTAACGACACAGACAGGATGTGGCATGCGGGGGTCAGTAGCTACAAGGGGAAGAGGGATGCCAATAGCTGGTCAATTGGAGTGAGCTTTGAGGGGGATAGCTACAAGGAGCCCCTAAGTGATGATATGATTGAGAGTGCTATTGAGTACATCAAGCCAAGGATGGAAAAATGGGGAATAGGACTAGACATGATGCTGGATCATCGTATCATTTCCTCACCAAGGAAGAATGACCTCAATCCCGAAGAGTATCGAAAATTTATCACCCGTCTTAAAAAAGCAGTAAAATGAGCAAGCCGTTGAAGCCCAAGAAGAAAAGCTACCCGAAAAAGCCCGAAGTCAAATCCTGCTACTATTGCGGGTCAAATAATATTGAACAAATCAGAGTGGCGCATGTCGGAGTTATTCGTACATGCAAAGATTGCAAAGAACAGCTAGACTAAGTCTATGGCCTCTCACGACGAAAGACTCCAGAAGGTATTGGACAAACTATGTCGCGATTTGGTTGAATACTTTGATTCGGGCTTTGTCGTTGCCACCTTTCAGGACGGCCCCGAAACCAAAAACGCTTTCCTCAAGTTTGGCAATGATTACGCCATCGAAGGCATTGTATCCAATATCCATGACATCCTCTACGGGCAAGAAGAGGACGAGGACGGGGATGACGATTTGGATGACGGGGATTTGAAGAAGATTATCAAAGACTCTTAATACAATGGCTAATGGAACCCTATCTTTCTCCCTTCCAGAAGAGCGACAAGAGTTTGAAGATGCTTGCAAAGCAGGGGATTTTCGTGTTGTTCTTGACAATTTTGATAATGAGTTACGCTCTCATCTTCGCCATAATTCTCATCCCGATTGGGATAGCGCAACTATTGAAGAAGTTAGGAAAACTCTTTACGATCTGATTGCCGACTACGGCATCCAAATCCACTAACCACAACACAATACATGACTACAGTATATATCTGTGGCCCAATGAGGTCACATCCAAACCTTAATCATCCTGCTTTCTTTGAGGCCGAAGATACTCTGCTAAAGGCGGGACATAAAGTCATCAACCCCGCAAGGATGGATCAGGAGCTAGGGCTAGACCCCCACAACTCCCAGATGGACAGCAAGTTCATTGAAGACTGTGCCCGAAGGGACATTGATGCGGTCTTTGAATGCGATGAGTTGGTTCTTCTTCCAAAGTGGGAGAAGTCCAAAGGAGCCAAGGCCGAAATCGCAGTAGCCCAGTGGCTTAGTAAACCCATCCGTCTCTATCCCTCCATGGTTAAAATGGAAAAGGAAGATGTCTGTGATGTGGCAAAACGGTTGACTTCCTATGACCGTCAGCTAGATTACGGTAGTCCAATTGAAGACTTTACCAAGCAGGCAAAGATGTGGAGTGTCATTTTGAATACGAATGTGACCCCGCAACAAATCGCCATGTGCATGATTGCTGTTAAACTCTGCCGTATGACCAATTCCCCGCGCCATCGCGATTCCGCTATTGATGTGGTTGGATACGCAAGGTGTCTGGATCTCTGCAACCAAGCAACCTCTCTATGAGCAAAAAAATAGCAGTCCTCTCGGACTTCCACTGTGGCCACAAAGTAGGGTTGACCCCGAAAGGCTATCTCCCAGAAGAACCCGCCGAAGAGCGGTCACGTTGGGTAAACGCCAACAAAGCTTACTACAACTGGTATAGCCAGAACATCCGCAAAAACGGCCCCTACGATATCATCTTTATCAATGGCGATCTTGTGGACGGCACAGGCAAGAAGTCGGGCGGAACAGAACAAATTACTACCGACATGGAAGAGCAGTGTGATATGGCGGTTAAGATTATCCGCGAAATCCCGAAATCCAAAAACTGTTCCATTGTCATTACTCGTGGGACGCCCTACCACACGGGAGATTCGGAGGACTGGGAGAACATCATTGCAGAGCGTGTAGACGCCGCTATCGGAGAACATGAGTGGGTGGACGTAGAGGGGGTTGTATTTGACCTTAAACACCATCCAGCAGGCTCCAGCGGCATTCCCCATGGTAGGCACAGCGGAGTGGCAAGAGACCGCCTCTGGAACCTCATATGGGCCGAAAAAGAGCTACAACCCAAGGGAGACATCTTTATCCGCTCCCATGTCCATTACCACAACTTTGCGGGAGGCCCAGACTGGCTGGCTATCACTACACCAGCCCTTCAGGGTTTTGGATCGCGTTTCGGGGCGAGACGATGCACTGGTATCGTGGACTTCGGATTCTTGGTTTTTACAGTCAACAAAGGAACATACACATGGCAACCCATTATAGCAAAACTAGAGGAGCAAAAAGCTCCAATGATAAAATTGTAGTCCCGTCTTGGAATAGTGTCTGGGACTCTTTCAAAGAAGCCCGAACCAAGACCACTATAGAAGATATGGAGGCACAGGGATGGAAGCTTGCCATCCTTGCTGCTAAAGAGGTTGGTCTTTCAAGACAGGCAATGTTCGACCTTATTTCCAATGATAGGCTGGAATCAAAAAAGAGAAAGATTAGTTATAGCGGAAAAACCCGAGAGATGACATTTGTCAGGCCGAAGACCAGTTAGAACTATCTAATCTGTTCTCCTGTATCTTCGTCGTAGATAGGTCCACCCCCATCGTTGGGGTCGTATGGAAAATATTCAAATCCCTCGACGCTTGCCTGTAAGCTATAATTTACAGATGTTTCTGGATTGTTTGTACCTCCGTATATAAAGACGGGCAATTCAAACGTTTTTTCGGCACAGGTTATTGTTATGGTTTCTACCCCCAATAGCGAGGCGTCATATCCATTATACGATTGGCCATCTTCTCGTTTATAATTAGAAAACATTACAAATCCGTAATTTCCCCCCACAATGTCATTAACAATGCTTATATATGGATAGTAGTTATCAGTATCCTTTTCTTTTACTATTTTGGGTGTGGGGGGAACAGAAGTAGAATCAAATATAGAACTAAACGTAGAAAACATTAAAGAATAAGTAGCTCCACTGACACCTGATGGCTGTTGCTCCACTGAATATGTTATATACTTGTTAGATCTAGTCTCCGCGCTGTACGTCTGAAAAGAAAGTGCTGTTCCGTATTCTGATACCGCTATTTTGCATACACGGGAATTTTCTTTTTCTTTGGCAAACAAATCGTCATAGTATTGCTCGTTTCTCTCATCGTATGAGGGGCCTACTATTGGGTTTCCGTTCTCATCATAATCAAATACGAACAACCCACCAGTAGCATTAACGCTACTAAAATACGATAGCGGCAAATATTCACATTCTTCCTCGTCATTACAATCAAAATAGGTTGTTTCCAAAGAAAGATTACATTGAACTCGCCACCTCTTTACTCTCCAATAAAATGTGCAAGCATCCTGTAGGGACATGGCAACTGGATATGTGGTTCCTGCCCCACACACGGGAACATAAGATGAAGAATTTTGGCTCGGAATCCTCAATCCAAAATAATCTACAAATGTTGAACCATCCCATTGTTCCGCTTCTTGAACACAAAACGGGAAGTTTCCTAGATGCGATACGGTTGCCATGATTTTCTAAGTGGCTATTGGGTATATGGCTGGCATTCCATTTACGCATGTAGAAAAAAGCGTAAAATTATGAAATGCATTCTGCCTGACAGTCCAAGCATCGTTTTCATCTTGATAAAGATAACCAATTATAGCTGAAAATTTTGTCTGAACATCTTCATTAAACTCAATCCGCTCTGGAAAACTCCCCTCAAGATTGACGTTGGCTGTGCTACACGCTCCGTTCACAACAGTTCCAGTTAGAACAACATACCCCTCGCTTACGGGAGCTTCAGAATCAAGCCCTGTAACTGTTACATTTGTATATGACCCAAGTCCCGCATAAAGATTACTATTATATTCAACAAGATAAAATACATCTTCTTCATCGTTGGTGACTAGCCTGATTTGCCAAGGATGGGGGTTTGATGTTGTTTTAGCAGCATTAGACTGTGGCTGCACAACCTGAGATGTGGTGGGGTTTGTTGTATAAATTTTTGATTCACTTGTGGATGATGTAAACTGCGGCCAAGCAGATGACTGTTGCGGTGGCTTTGAGACAAGTCCACCCAAACCGCTGTCCCCAGCAGAAAGCCCCTTTGGAAGGGCTGTGCGAACCATTTCAAGTTTTTGCGCTAAAGACAGTTCGTCGCTCATGGAACAGTTGCGGTATAAACCTCACGAACCCACCATCCAAGTCTCCACGGTTTTACATCAACATTAAAAACGTATGTTTGTCCAGAATTTAGCGGAGTTGAACTTGTTGGAAGTTCAAGATTGGCAACTCCAGTCAGGGATATGGCGGCTGTGGCTACAGGATACGGCCCAGATGGTGTAGATCCAGAAGACGCTGTGACACTTTGCGTGATCGTGCGAGGATCTCCTTTTTGTATAAGTGCTGGATTGGTATGTTCTACTGGCCCAAATTGATTTATCGAAAGCCCATAATCATTATTGAAACGATTTGCACCAGAACTATTTGTGTTTATGTCTCCAACACCACTAGATGTTCCAACGGAACTGTTTGTCGCGGATTGTGAGATAACTGTGACAGTTCCATAAACTGGTTCAAATTTATGAATAGAAATAGCATTAGTTGGCGCAAATGGATGGAACGTTCTTTGGACTGAAAGTTGCGCTGCGCCACTATAACCATTTTTAACTTTTGTATAAAAAACGCCAACAACTTTTCCAGTAATGGAACATTCGGCTTGTGTAGACCAAGATATTTCGTTTGCTATAATTTCTGAAATATTATTGAGGCCAGCCGTTCCAGCACTTTGTGTAAAGTTAGAATCCCAAATAATACCAACTTCAAGAAGTTTGTTCGGTAAATTGATATTGCCCGTTTCTACCCAAGATTCATTGTTGGGGGCTCCAGTTATCTTGCTTGCAATCGTAATACTATGCCACTTATCAAGTGGCTGAACCTCAACGTAAAAACCTCCAGATCTTTTTGAGGCGGCAATTAAATCGGCGCGGCTGGCATCTACCAGAGATTTTTCAATAGATATAACAGCATTGGTTGTTTCATCTTGTTCTTGGGCATTTAATGTATAGATAATTCCATCGCCATCAGAATCTTCTGGAAATCTTTCTGTCCTTCGCTCGCTCTGTTCTTTGCTGATTGGAACAATAGCCCCGCTTTTGACGCCGAATCCGTAGTCAACATCGGTAGAATTGTCTACGTTTTGCGCTTCTGTTTCTTCAATACCCCATTGTCCAGTTTGTTTTCCAAGTCTCTCTGGGCCACTAACCTTCCAAGTCTCGGTTGTTTTTTGGACAATAAATTCATTTACCGCCTCATAGCTAATCTGTGTAATCGTATCTCCGCTTGTGGAAATTGATCCTTCTTCTGAGCCAGTAGCCACAATGAATTGCCGCTGCTGTTGGATTGATCCGCGAGAATTATCATAAACATCATTTGTGCTTACGGGACACTTAGACAGATCAAACGTTCTGGTTATTTTTACAAGAAGATACTCGTTGTATGGTTCGTAGGCGATCTCGGTTAGGATTGGTGCATTGTATTCCAGCGAACCAACCTCATCTCCAGTGGCGACCACCAACTGTCTAACCTCTTCTACGGAGCCTCGCTGCTCGTCGTAAATGTCTCGTATCTTCTTGGGAAACAGCGAATTGCCATCATCGTCTGTAGTGATCGACCAAGCTTCCTCAATCTCGGTATAGACAATTGCAGAGCCTTCGCGAGCCTCGTAGTTAACCCTCTGGTCGGGGCCAAGGCGGGCAACCTGACCCTCGCTTTTAACTGATCGTCTGCGTCCTTGAATCGGGCCTAGATCATCATCATAACGGGTAAATGGAACCCAAGGGGCGGGGAGGATTTCGTAGATGTGCGTGACCCGCTCATCTCCATTAGAGGGTTGGGAGCCCGTAAAGACATGGTTGGGGTAGCGTTTGGAATCGGGATGCGGGCTTAGATCCTCTGGCACCCGATACCCCGCAACACGGGGATCTGCTCTCAGTCCAATCGTTGGAAAGTCTCTATCGTTCGCCGCATACGAAATTACATAGGAACGATTCAGGGGTGGTTGTTCAGCCATAGAATTTTGAAAACTTACTCTAAAAAGAGGGGGGCGGCAAGATGATTTTCCGCTTGCATTGGTTAATGATCGTGCTAGATTCCACATTGGAAGGCATTCGTCTTCCTGTTTTCATGTGTGTGGGGCGGGGTCGGGCTAAAAACTCGACCCCGCTTTTTTTTGAACGCTTGACAAGTTGGACTGTCGGATATAACGAACATCTACCTATATGGCATATCAATCCAACCAACCCAAAGCACCAGTCCTATCACATTATACGCTCGCGAAAAATGGGCCAAAACTCGTAGCCGTTAAATCGCCTCCCAAGTGGGTAAAGTCAAACAGCCTATGCGTTATCGAATTGATCGTTGATGGCGTGGCCCATGTGTATTTTACTGAGAACAAGGACATTGCGTCGAAGTTCCAGCAATATGTGGGCAAGTCCGTAGTGCTGATTGCCTCTGGCAATTCCAAGCAAAAGACCGATTCCATGGAAATCCAGCCTGCTGGGGTTCCCGCTTCAAGCCTGCCTGCGGCCCCCACTCAATCGAAGCCCGTTACATGGAACACCATTAATACCTCTCAATCGCCCCAGAAGCCCGTAGAAAAGGTTATCACGGCCCCAGCCCATCCAGACAAGGATGCCAAGCAATTCCTCTGTCAGGCGGCAAACCTGATGCGTCTGTGCGTCAAGAAGGCCAATGACATTTCTGTGGAGTTGGGGCTTCCCGAACAGCATCGTCAGGGAATCGCAACCACCCTCTTCATTCAGGCAGATCGCCAAGGCCATATTTCAGCAATGCCCATCACGGCATACACGCCCGAACAACTTGGCTTCGGGGCAAGCAAGGCCGAATCCTTGAAAAATCCTCAAGCGAATGACTGATGAGCGAGAGCGCGGCATCGAAATTCTGTCGCATGATAAGGGATCATTCCTCGTTCAAAGTCGGACGAATCGCGAAGACTACTACATGGTCGAATTCACTACCGATGAAGTCGGGGATATCACAAGGTGTTCCTGCACTTGTTCAGGCTATCAATTCCGCAAAGAGTGCTTCCATATCCGATACCTCTGTAAACTCTTGGGCGTCCAAACGCCGAAGTCAAACAACAACCAACTAATAGCAGCATAATATATGAAGAAGAAATCCAAAGCACAAAAGAAAGTGGCAACCGTAATGCGTGAATTTTCCAAGGGGAAACTCAAGAGCAGTTCGGGCCAGAAGGTGACCAAGCCCTCCCAAGCGAAGGCAATTGCCATGAGCGAAGCTGGCATGAGCAAAAAGAAGAAGAAACGCTAATACTTTGTGGCGGGTTTCTAAAGCGGTCGGCCTCTAACCGATGCGGCGACTGGTGTAATAAGTCTAAACAACTTCCCTGTCACACCCACACCATGCAAATCACCAACAATTTTTCGCTTCCGCAACCCTTTGTTGACCTAGTCAGCGAGTCTTCGTATTCGTCAGGGGAGGCGGACATCACTACAACCAGCCTCTTCCAGCCTCCGAAGATTCGGGAGTTGATGCGGCGTCATGCCGATACCATCACCGAAGACGCTTCGGATCGCGTGTGGACAATGCTTGGCACAGCCAACCACTACGTTCTGGAACAGATTGCCAAACGTAATCCCGAACGCTACCTGACCGAAGAGCGTTTCTACATGGATGTAGATGGCGTAAAACTTGGTGGACAGATCGACCTCTATGACAGGCAAGAGCAAGTCCTCTATGACTACAAGGTAAGCAGTGTCTATAAAGCCTTGTCCGATGACAAGTTCGACTGGACGGCGCAAGCTGCAATCAACACACTTCTACTTGAACACAATGGATATCCAGTAAAACGTGCAGCCATCATTCTTGTAATGAAGGACTGGAAGTTGCGTGACTCCAAAATCAAAGCCGATTACCCCAAGTGCGCTATTGTGGAAATTAAGTTAGATCCATGGAAGCCCGAAGAAACATTTGCATATATCAAAAGTCGGATTAATCTCCACCAACAAGCAAAAGACCTTCCCGAT